TGGAGAACAGCGAAGAGGATGCACTGATGGGGCGCACTGTGCAAGTACCTGATATTGCTCAGGAATGGCTGCGCGAGAATACAGAGACACTAAACGGACTGCACCTGATGAATGATTGCAGCCTGTTTGATGACACGGAGATAGCAGAAGCATGATATTGATTGCGCTGTGTATCAAATGAGGCCGAGACTAAACAAAATAATAAACACAGTTGCACACATAGCATACTGGTCTGTTATCAATGCAGCTATCATAGCATACGTGTTGTCCTGTGATAGAGTAAACAGTCCACGCAACCTGAACAATTAATATTGATCTGTTTATGTGACAGCACCCCCCTCCCCTCCCCCCTCTCCGGAATCTATGTCTCTGCAACTGTACACCCCGGTGTGTGGGGGTATAGCCTGTTCTCGATCTGCGCCTAAAAATATGAAATTAACACCCCTCAAAATTATGAGCAAATATAAATACACATGTTGGCATTGCCGAGCAGGAATGGTAATAAAGTTACCAGCACAATGTCCGGAATGTGGCAAAATATTAGTGCGAGAAGTCAAATAATAACAATCCCATGCATAGTTAAAATGTGTGGAAAAAATGAAAGAGTTTTTCGAAATGCCGCCGGCGCATGATCTTAAAGTTGGCGATTTGGTGACGTGTACATGTCATGATGCCGTTGCAATCGTGATTCAACTATTCGATGATCATGACGATGTGCCGATGAATATGGCAAAGCTTTGGTGGATAAGAAGACCGGATAAGCGTACAACACATGTGTGGATGCATACCATCGCGCGCTTAAAAAAATACAACATAGCGGCTGAATAACAGAATGCCATTTGACAAACTGTTCGTGAAAATCAAATGTACAATGTGCAATGGTACCAGAGTATTTCAACACAGCGGTCATCATGATCCGCGATTTCCGTATAAATGGAAGGATTGCCCGTATTGTGATGAAAATGCATGCCTATTGATTGAGGCTAGTCACACGGCGATAATCGAATATTTCGCGCAGCTAGACGAGCATGATCGCGAAAAGCTATTGGTAATTATTGCAGGCATGCGGGAAGATTGACTATCGCGTACTATTTACTATTGATGAAAAACATGCTATTAATATCACCAGACTCGCTCAAACAAATAGTCACGGAAGAGTTAACTAAATCCGATAAAGAGGATATTGAGAAAATGATATCTAAGTCGATTAAGAGCGAGCTTAAAGATGTATTGCAAGACGAACTAGAAAAGGCTTTAAAAACTAAAGATTCAAAAACCGAAATCGGCGAGATTACCAAGTCTGTTATCAAAAAGCTCTATAAAGACTTAGCTTATCATCATCCCTATGTTATCGATCGTATCAAAGTATAATATTGGAATGACACACAAAACCTGAGCATATGCCACACATTGATTCGATTCATCCGTTTGTTTTTTGTGTTGGGGATGTTTTGTACAATGCTGGTGAAAAAAATATAGGCATTGTGTTGGAGAAAATAGATAACGAAGAGGCGATGTCTTTATATGAAGATAACTTGATTGTGTGGGTGTGGAAGGTGTATTGGGCTCGTGATGGTCTTCAATATTATACCGACTATAGCCTAAAACAATTGGTTGCTTTGAAGTCGATTACAAGAATAAACGAAAATTTTAGGAAAAAATAAAAAAATTTGCGCTTACAAAAATATTTACTTTGTGAGCAAACGTTTCTCATCGATAAAAAAAATCTTCTTTTATATTTGCTGCGGTGCATGGTTTATAAACATTGGTCTTTTTATTTTCGGCGAATATGCCAACATATATGATTTAAAAATATTGGCCTTGGTCAATATGATGTTGTTAAGTTTTGTGTTGTTAAAAGACACAAAGTAAACGACAAACATAGTTATTACTAGGATGGCATTCAAAAAATTTAAAATTTTAATTGCTGCTCTGGCTATTCTAAGCTCTGCATGCCAATATGAATATGGTATAATGGGCCACGGGGCCGGCAAAAATTCAGTCGTGACCGAAGTTATCGAGGTTGAAGTAGAAGTAGAAGTGCCCGTCGAGGTTGAAGTCGAGGTGCCGGTATATATCGAAGTTGAGGTGCCAGTACCTGATACTTCCGATCCGGGCTTAATATGGATTGATTCTTTTAATCAACCAAATACATTTGATGGGGTTGATATCCTCTGGGTTATCGACACTTCTGGCTCAATGAGTCGCTATGACCCCCAATTGATGACCGGGATTGAGGCTATGCTTCTTGCGCTGCCGGCCACCAGTTGGCGGTTGGTCATGATTTCAAACGATCCCCACCGTGCCGTCGTCGAGGCACAATTCCCCCTCGTCCCCGGAGACGATATCTTAGATGCAGAAGCCATGTATTCTGCTATGGGACGCGGCGGCATGGAAGAAGGCTTTGATGCTACGTATGAATATATAATGTACAACCCTTATTCTTCCACATGGATGCGCGAGGATGCAGCATTATTGGTAGTGTTTGTGTCAGACGAAGAGGAGCAAAGTCGTACTCATTTTATAGACGTGTCTAGTTTTGTGACATGGTATGGCGCTCAACGTGGTGGGTCTGTTTTCATATCGAGCATCGTTAACCATGAGGCTGCGGAAACTTTATGCGATTGGCCCCCAGGAGCGCGAGATATCGGCTATAGATATATGGAGGCGACCAACCACTTTGGAGGCACCATTATCGACATATGCGCAGAAGACTGGTCTGCGGGTGTTGCAGACGCTGCATCATCTGTGGTGCCGCACGAATCGTGGAAATTAACTCATGAACCAGTCGAATCATCGATTCGAGTATTTATAAATGGCGCTGTCAACGCAGACTGGACATACTCTGCATCTGACAATACTGTTTATTTTACAGTGACACCTGTTGGAGGAACTTTGGTAGAGATTGGTTATTTATACGTACCAATAGAAGAAAGTGGCGATACTGGTCCATGATTATGGAGTTTGAAAAATGAAATTTATATTATTAGCGCTGAGTGTCTTATTGTCAACTAACGCACATGCACAAGATTATAAACCTGACTTACCCGTAGAAACTGTTGGTTCTCAAATGCGCTCGATTGAAAAAAAGGCGCGCGCCGCGGCCGTCAGAGTAACGGTGCCTTTTACTGGTGGGCACGGATCTGGATCTTATATAGAATATAAGGGAGTACATCTTGTAATAACAGCCCAGCATGTGGTCGATGGGCCCTTGGGTACAACATATGCTGTTTCTCATAAGAGTGAATCGCATCTCAGCACATTAATATATACAGATAAGGTTAATGATATCGGCATTTTATATGTTGGTAACCCTTTTAGGTTTATAGAACCAATGGAATTTAACCCTGTAAAAGATGTTGCTCCCGTGGGCACTGAAATATTTTATTCTGGGTACCCTTCTCATCATAAACTTATGTCATTTACAGGTAGAGTGGCAGGGTTTGAGACAGTCCCGGGACCCAGAACAGGCAAACACATTATTTTGCAGACATATGGGTGGTTTGGTTGCTCTGGATCTGTGATATATAATTTAAAAGGGCAGCAAGTTGGGGTATTATATGGTGTAGATGTGGAGTATTACCCTGATATTCAAGTTCAAGAGAACATGATTTGGGTTGTACCTATAAGTGAAATAAAGATTGACAAAGCTTTGCGCGCATTTTGTCGAGGATTTCAGGGCAAAACACTAAAAGCTTGTAAATGAAACACTCATGGAACAAATTTCTCACCGAAAGTGAGTCTAAAACAGTGGGAATTGTGGCTTGTCTCAACGATAAGCAGCAATTTTTGATTATTAGGCGCTCCGATATCGACAAAAGAGAGGGTCAATGGACGATGCCAGGCGGTCATATAGACGATAAGGACGGCTCCATTGAAGCAGGAGCAGTGAGAGAGCTTAAAGAAGAGGCAAATTTGACTTGTTCCGTCTCCGATCTCGTCTATTTGGGCGAATCAAAATCAGAAAAGCACTATTTTTGGGCCAAAAAATGGGATGGGGAGGTGAATGTTAATCGCCCAAACCCAAAAACAGGGGAAATCGAGCACGATGACTACAAATGGGCGACAATTGAAGAGATAAAAGACATCGGTAATACCGAGATTCCGATCTATTTACTGGAGAAAGCTATAGAGATGTCCAAAAATGCTAACTGATGAACAAATTCTT